AGATATTGATAGGGGCAGAGGTAGAAACACGAATGGTGTTGGTATTGTAACTACTAGTGCAACATCTACATCTATTGCAGGATACGGCACAACAACTTCAAATTTCTACGAAACATCAAATTTTATTCAGATTCCAGATTCTGTTATTGGTATTGAAAAGATTTTTAGATTCGATACTAGTGCAATTTCTGGTGGGATGTTTAGTATTAAGTATCAGTTATTCTTGAATGACTTATACTATTTTAACTCTGTAGATCTTCTACAGTATGCAATGACTAAATCATATTTGGAAGATATTGACCATTTATTGACAACTGACAAGCAAATTAGATATAACAAAAGACAAGATAGATTGTATTTGGATATTGATTGGCAGGCGCAAAGTGTTGGAGATTATATAGTCATTGATTGTTATAGAATTTTAGATCCAAATACATTTACTGGTGTTTATAATGATAGTTTCTTGAAGAAATACTTGACAGCACTTATCAAGAGACAGTGGGGACAAAACTTAATTAAGTTTAATGGTGTTAAACTTCCAGGTGGAATTGAATTGAATGGAAGACAAATATATGATGATGCTGAAAGAGAGATATCGGAAATACAATCAAGAATGGCTACAGATTATGAACTTCCTCCTTACGACTTTATTGGATAATGGCACTAAATCCTTTCTTTCTACAAGGCTCTTATGGAGAGCAAAGACTTGTACAGGAGTTGATTAACGAGCAACTCAAAATTTATGGTGTAGAAGTAACCTACATCCCAAGAAAGTTTGTAAGAAAACAAACTATTATTGAAGAAATTCAATCGTCCACATTCGATGATAATTTCTTATTGGAAGCATACATCAATAACTTTGATGGATATGGTGGTGCTGGTGATATTATGACAAAGTTTGGTGTTAGTATTAGAGATGAGTTATCTTTAACTATTTCCAAAGAAAGATTTGAAGACTTTATTGCAGTTTTTCTTGAGGATATGGATGATGGTGAAATTGAAGTTGCTACAAGACCTAGAGAAGGTGATTTAATTTATTTCCCACTTGGACAGAGAATATTTGAAGTTAAGTTTGTAGAGCACGAACAACCTTTCTATCAGTTAGGCAAAAATTATGTTTACGAATTAAAGTGTGAACTCTTTGAATATGAGGATGAAGTTATTGATACAACAATTGATGAAATTTCAGATGTTTTGGAAAAAACTGGATATATCATAGACCTCTCTCTATTTTCTGGAGGGACTACAGCAAATGTTTCTGCCACAGTTAATAGTGGATATATTAGACAAATTTTCTTGAATAATGATGGGTCTGGATATACTAGCACACCAACAGTTGCAATATCAACAGCACCATCTGGTGGCACTAATGCAACTGCTGTTGCAATAACAACTACAAGAAATAATATAACATCTATCAAAGAAATTCTTCTCACAAACGCTGGTGCAGGTTACACCGTAACACCAACCATATCAATTAGTGGTGGTGGAGGGTCTGGTGCTGCTGCTACATGCAGTATTAATACTGCTTCCAATGGACTCATTTCTTTCAATGTTACTGGTGGTGGTGCAGGATACTCAACAACACCTTCAGTGACTGTTAGTGGTCCTGGATCTGGAACAACTGCAATTGGAAGAGCTGTTGTAAGTGACACTGGCACAATATCCAGAGTTTATGTAATTAATCCTGGAGATGGATATACAAGTACACCAAGTGTTGTTGTTGGTGCAGCTGCAACTACAGGAATTGGCACATTCTGGCGTAACGAAATTGTTACTGGATCTAGATCTGGAACAACTGCAAGAGTTAAGAGGTGGGTAAAGGCTACCAATACTCTACAGGTTGGAATTTCATCTGGAACTTTCTATCCAGGAGAACTTATTACTGGATCTAAATCTGGAGCAGAGTATCAAATAAATGTATCAATAGCAAACACAACTATTGATAAATACAGTCAAAATGATCAGTTTGAAGTTGAAGCAGATAATATACTCGACTTCACAGAATCAAATCCTTTTGGTAACTATTAATGTTAGGAACTTATCACTACCACGAAATCATTAGAAAGACTATTATTGCCTTTGGCACTCTTTTTAATGATATTCATATCAAGCATAAGGATGAAACAAAAGTCATTAGTGACATGAGAGTTCCATTGGCATATGGACCAACTCAAAAGTTTCTAGCAAGACTTGAGCAGCAGGCAGATTTAAACAAACCTGTGCAGATTACATTACCCAGAATGTCATTTGAGATGACTTCTATTGATTATGATTCCTCAAGAAAGACTGGAGTTACCCAGACTTTTAGAGCAGTTGATGGCAACACAATGAAAAAGGTGTTTATGCCCGTTCCATATAATATTGGATTTGAGTTATCTATTCTCTGCAAGTTAAATGATGATGCTTTACAGATTGTTGAGCAAATTCTTCCAAACTTTCAACCAGCGTTTAATTTAACAGTTGACCTAGTTGAGTCCATTGGAGAAAAGAGAGATATCCCAATTGTCTTAAATAGTGTCTCATTCCAAGACGATTATGAGGGGGATTTTTCCACAAGAAGAGCACTGATATATAGATTACAGTTTACGGCGAAAACTTATCTCTTCGGTCCTATTGCAGATAATCCAGAAGGTCTCATCCGCAAGGTTATTGTTGATAACTATGCAGATACTGATAGGGCAACTGCCAAGAGAGAAATGAGATACACAGTTGTCCCAGATCCTATTAATGCAGATCCTGGAGATGACTTTGGATTTAGTGAAACTTGGGAATATCTTGGAGATTCTAAGTCTTACAGTCCTACAAACCAATCTGATATTTAATACTTATGCCAGAATTTGATGCTATTGATGATGCTCTAAATGTAGAGAGTAGCATTGTTGAGGTTGATAATACTCCAAAGAGTATTGTAAAACCTGAGCAAAAGACTGACATCTCAAAGGACTATGAGTATACAAGAGCAAACTTATATTCATTGATTGAAAAGGGGCAAGAAGCAATCAATGGCATTATGGAACTTGCTGGCGAAGGAGGAAGTCCCAGAGCATATGAAGTTGCTGGTCAGTTGATTAAGAGTGTTGCTGATACAACAGATAAGTTGATTGACTTACAGAAGAAACTGAAAGATGTAGAAGAAGATGTGTCTTCTAAAGGACCTAATACTGTTACAAACAATGCAGTATTTGTTGGGTCAACATCAGAACTTCAGAAACTACTCAAGCAAGGTTTTCTAAATAATAAGGAATAGTTTGTAACCTGATATGGGTTGGTCTGAGAAGTATAAGAAGTCGATTGATTGCGACAACCCGAAAGGGTTTTCTCAGCGTGCTCATTGTCAGGGTCGTAAGAAGAAAATGAACGAAGCAAAAGAAAAGCAAGACCACGAAGTGTCGATGGCAAAGACACAGGTCAAAAAATCTATTGATAACCTTCAGAAGGTAGCAAGAGTACTTGCCAAGAAAACTGATGCTGACAACTTACCTGCTTGGGTGCAGGCAAAGTTGACTGACACTGAGCATAATACTGATGCTGCCGCTTCTTATATGGGAGAGGAGAAGAAGAAGTGTGGTGATGGTGAGTATTGGTGCAAAACTGATGAAAAGTGTAAGAAAGTTCCTAAAGGTCACCACGTAATGCCTAATGGCGACCTTATGAAGGATAGTGAGCACGAAGAATCTGGTGATGTCTCCGAGCAAAATATTGGCATTCCATCAAAACCAGGTGGAACAGCATCAGGTACTCTTAGAGATATATTGAAAAATAATCCAAAGTATAAGGGAAAACCTGAGGAAGTAATTGATAGACCAGGTGAGGCGTTATTGCAAAAAGCACATTATGAGGCAGAGGGTGAATACCTGGAAGAAAAGAAAAAGAAAGGTGGCACTCTTCATAACTGGTTTAAGAAATCAAAATCAAAAGACGGTAAACCTGGTTGGGTGCAATCAGATGGGTCACCTTGTGCAAACGAACCTGGTGAAACCAAAACACCCAAGTGCTATTCCTCAAGAAGACTTGCTGGTCTGAAGAAGACTAAGGAAGGAAAGAAAAAGATTAGAAGTGCTGACGCACGCAAGAGTAGAAAGGATCCTGGACAACAACAAAAGTCCGGTGGTGCTGCACCAACAATGGTAAGAACTTTCACTGACAAAAAAGATTATAAAAAGCATAAGTCTGGTGATTATTCAGCAGAGAGTTTTGAAATGCAGGAAGCAAGAGATGTGAAGGGTAAAGGTAGTGGCAAGAAAGATGCTTGCTATCACAAGGTTAAGTCTCGCTACTCT